GTAAAAATCAATTAAAATACGCTCATAAAATAAAACACGGTAAAAATCAGTTAAAATACGCTCATAAAATAAAACACGGTAAAAATCAGTTAAAATACGCTCATAAAATAAAACACGGTAAAAATCAATTAAAATACGCTCATAAAATAAAACACGGTAAAAATCAGTTAAAATACGCTCATAAAATAAAACACGGTAAAAATCAGTTAAAATACGCTCATAAAATAAAACACGGTAAAAATCAGTTAAAATACGCTCATAAAATAAAACACGCTAAAAATCAGTTAAAATACGCTCATAAAATAAAACACGGTAAAAATCAGTTAAAATACGCTCATAAAATAAACTATTTAAATTATTTTAAATATAAATATTATAAATAAAAAAAAATTAAAAATGAATGTTATTAAATATATTATTTTTTTGAATATGTATATATAGTCTCATTTAATGAATGTCCTAATCTTCTTGAAATTTCTTGTAAAGTATCTATTTTAACAGTATTACTAGTTGCTATTTTACGATTAACCCGAATTGATATTTTCTTATTAATAATACTTCCAAATGAAGCATATAAATTTGCTAATTCAGCATATGTCATATTTCTAGTTCCTTTATCATTAAAAATAAACCAATTATCCATTTCTAATTTTTTAAGGTCATTTCTATATTTTGAAAATAAATCATATAAATTTTTAGAAATTTCTACTGTATAAGGTCCTTTTCTATTTGCATTTTTATGTTGATTTATTATATAATTTATAGTTTGTGATGATTTAAATAAAATAATATAATTCCATTGTTTATCTAATTCTTCAATTTTTACTTCATCATCAAAATATATTTTACTCATTGATACTTCACAACGTGATTGTAAATCCATATAGAACATAAATATTATAGCATTTCTATATTTTATCATATCTTCTATATTACATATATTACTAGGTATTTCACTTACTAATTTATTTTTTATAGTTTCTTGTTCTTCATTAGTAATCCATGCTTCTTTTTCGTGTTCTGTTTTTTCAAATTTAGATAATTTTTCTATTGTTTCTGTTTTTATAATCTCTATTTCTTTATTATATTTTATTCTTGCTTCATTAATTTTTTTATTAAATTTTTTATTTTTCTTATCATCTTCTTTTAATAATGTTTTAATATATACAACTGCTGATGAATATTTACATTTTCTTGTTCCTATTTCAGGATATTCTTCTTTTACTTCTTTTATAATTTCATCACATTTAATATATAAATCATCAACATTATATGAATTTATTAAATTTAATATTTTTAAAACATTTGAACAGTAAGACCTTATTGTTGGAATTGCTAATTTTGGATAATTATTTTTTAAGTGTTCATTTATTAAAATATTCATTTTTAAAAGATTACTATTTATTACTTATTACTTATATTATATTTTTATATTATTTTTTATTTCAATTTTATACTCTATAAATTTTACAATTATTTGAATTTAAAGAAACAAACTTTTAATTATTTTATATTTATTTGAATTTAAAGAACACATTAAAAACAAATAACTACACTATATACACAAACATAAAAAACATATATTAAATAATATATAAATTATAAAATAGCTCTGGATACATCTTTTTTAAAAGTAAATAATAATATAATAATTTTTTTATATTTTAAAAATACTTAATTTTATTTTTAACTATTAAATTATTTTCTTTTAAATAATAATAATGTTTTTCTGTTTCATTATGTTTTTTTTTTCCCTTATTTTTAATATAAGAACCACATTCACATTTAAAATAACCACGAAATACATAATTTTTATTTATTGTTTGATTAGAATTTATATTATTATTTTTTTCATTTATATAATTTTTATGTTTATTTGATTCATTATGACCTATTTTAGCCTTATTTTTTATTATAGAACCACAATCACATCTATAATATCCACTTGTAGAGTTATTTATATTATATTCGTTTATATTAGGAATTTCTTTATTAACTACATTTTGTATATTTGTTTTTATCCATTCTGTTTCTCTTAATAAAAGTTCATTTCTGTTATTACAAGGATAATTTTCTAATAATTCTATATTAACATAATACTTTGAATTATTTACAATTTCTTTTGATGCACACATATTTTTAGAATTTTTATGTCCTGATAATCTAGACTCTAAACTATTAATTGTTGAACCAATATAATATTTATTACTACCATCACAATAAATTCTATAAATTTTGCCATTTTTATATTTTGACATTTTTTATTTCAAATTATTTAAAATTTTAATAATATTTATATTATAACTTATATAATTTAATTTTATATTATTAATTAATTTACAATTATTTGAATTTAAAGAACAATCCCATAATTATTTTACAAAAATTTGAATTTAAAGAACTAAACTATTAATTATTTTACAAAAATTTGAATTTAAAGAATAAATATCAATAATTATTTTACAAAACTTTGAATTTAAAGAACAAAATTTAAAACAAATAACTACACCATAGACACAAACATAAAAAATTATACTAATTACTATAAAATGATTATATAAACTATATAAAAACTATTATATAAACCATATAAAATCCTATATATTATAAAAATTATAAAATATCTCTGGATACATCTTTTTTTAAAGTAAATAATAAAAAATTAAAAAGTAAATAATAAAAAAATTAAAATATATAAAAGATTAAAATAGTAAATATATAAAATTATTTAAAAATATTATTTTTCTTTTTAATATATTCTATATTTTTTTTATTAAATAATATTTGCTTACCATTATATTTTTTATAAAACATATAATCACACATAGTATCACAAAATGAAATCTTAACTAAATTATTATCATTACATTCATCATCTACAATAAATTTTAGTAAAAAACTATCAAATCTTTTATGCATATTAGCACATAATCGTATTCCATTATTAACATCATATTTTTCTTCTTCTGTTTCACACTTTGAAAAATCAAGTATATGAGCTACTTCATATACAGATTCATCACATTCAGAATAAGTATCACATATTATACAAGTTTTATATTTATCTTTTACTGCTTTTCTAAATTCATCATCATTTCTACATACTTGTAATTGTAAATCATCACAATATTCAAATTCTATTTCAAATAAGTCTTTAATAATATACATTACTTTATTTTTATCATAGTTTTCTAATAGATTATATATAAAGTATTCTATTTTATTAGATTTATAAATATCTGTATTATTTATATTATATATTTCTTCATATTTATTACTTAATAATTGTTTAATATATGCTAGAGACATTTTCAATATTATAGTATATTATATAATATAGTTTTTAATTTTAAATCTAAAAATATACACTATTAAAAATTGAAATTTAAAGCCATATAAAATATAATACATAAATAAAAGATATAGATATATTGTAAAATGGCATTGCCCACAAAAAAACTTACTTTAATTAATAAACCTAAAGTTAAAAATAATCAGCAACATACTGAATTAGTAAATTTAGTAGAACAACCAAATAATAATTTAGAACTAATAATAAATAATTATCTAGATAAAAATAGTAGTCTCCAAGATATAATTACTAAAGAAGAAGCAGAACATGATGAGGTTTTATATAATCAAATATGTGATATGTATTGTAAATTATTTAAAGACAGAAGAAAAGATAAATATACTACACCACAACCTAATACACATCAACAACAAGTTTTAGATAGAATTAATGATTGGTATAGTAAAACTAATCTTGGTAAAATAATATGGGGTTGTGGTTTAGGTAAGGCTCTTTTATGCTTATTTATAATTAAACAAATGAATTTTAAATCAGTTGTAATTGGTGTTCCTAGTAATTATTTACAAAATCAAATGATTACAGAAATACTAAAACTATTTCCTAATAAAAATAATATTTTATGTGTTGGAGGAAATAATTATAACTCAACTACTAATCTAGATACTATTAAATACTTTTTAAATAATATTGAAAATACAGAATGTAAATTTATAATTACTACATATGCTTCTTGTTATTTATTAACCTATGAAAATATAAATCATATCTTTGATTTTAAAGTTGGAGATGAAGCACATCATTTAGTGGGTTTACAAGAGATAGTTAATAATGAAAATATAGATAATATAGAAGAACCAGAAACAAAAACAGAAAGTATAAAAAAATATAAACAATTTCATTATATAAAATCTTGTAAAACTTTATTTATGACCGCAACAGAAAAAATAATAAGTTCTAGTAAAACCTCTTCTACTATTTATTCTATGGATGATAAAACAAAATTTGGAGATTGTATTGATTTAAAAACAATAGGTTGGGCAATTGACAATTATAAAATTACTGATTATAAATTATTAATAATAAAAAATACTTTACAAGAAGTAAATACAATTATTAATACTTTAAAAATATCAATTTCTAATATAGATTTGTTCTTTTCAGCATTTATGACATTAAAATCAATTGAAAAATATGATGACTTAACACACGTATTAATATATACTAACTCTATTGAAAATTCTTTTATAGTAGAAAAATATATAGATATTATTCTGGATACTAATAAATTACAAATAGATAAATCTAATTTTTATAATAAAGCATTACATAGTAAGACTAATACTTCTCTAGAAACAGAAATAGATATATTTCGTAAAACTAAATACGGTATTATACCTTGTGTATATATATTTGGAGAAGGATTTAATGAACCAAAATTAAATGGTGTAACATATGCTGAAAATATGGTTTCACCTATAAGAACAGTTCAATGCGGATTAAGACCTAATAGACTTGATAAAGAAAAACCTAATAAAATAGCATATTTATTAATACCATATATAGAAACTGAAAATCGCGGGGTTTCTAATAATTCATATGAACATTGTCGTGAAATTATATGGAAAATGCGTAATGAAGATGAAAATATAGAACATAAAATTTTACTTAATAGTATTAATTCTAAACCTAAAACACCTAATCCTAATACACCCAATCCTAATACACCCAATACAATACACTTATTAAGTTTAGAAGAAAATGAAGATGAATTTTTAAAATTAAAATTAAGATTAAAATATAGTAAAGCATTATTATCAAAACAAAGTGAAGAACAAGATGAATATGATTATATTAAATCATTAAATAAAAAAATGAACTTAACATCACCTGATGATTATGAAAATAAAAAAGAAAAACATAAAGAATATATAAAATACCCAAAAGATCATTTTACTAAAAATGGAGTATGGACTAACTGGTATGATTTCCTAGGTATTGATACTAGTATTTTTATACAAACAAAACATGAATGGGTTGCTTTTTGTAAATCAATTAATGTTACATCAAGTGAAGATTATTTTGAAAAATGTAAAATATATAAACAATTACCAGAATTTATAGATGAAATTTATTTAGGTATAGCTAGTATTTCTATTGAATTAAATTTATTAAAACCTGTTAGACGATTTTAAACTATATATAAATCATATAAGTTAAAAATTGAATTTTATTCTTTTAATTTTTTTTACTATAATAAAATATATTAGAATTAAACTATTTTAAAATGGAAAATATAATTACAATTCCTAATATTGAAGATTATACATTACAATTTATAAAAGGGTCTCTTATTCTTACAAAAAATGAACCTATTATAACAGAAGAATGTTTATTAGAAAAATGCTTAAAAAATAGTATAATATTAGAATGTAAAATTAATAATACTATTTTAGATAAACAAAATTACAATAAATATAAAAAAATACTAATGTATTTATATTCTAAAATTGATAGACAATTAATTTTAGATAAAACAACATTAAATATTAAAACTGAAAAACTACATAATAAAGGGTTTGATTATTATGAAAACTTACAATTATCTATACAAGGAGCAGACTCACGTCGCGTATTAATAGAAATTATTAATTTTATAAAAATTTTAAACTATAAAATGGAAATAAAAATAAAATTAAAAGATAATGAAATTATTAAATTTATATTATAATTTATTCATTATTACTTTTATTAAATAAAATACTATTAAATAATACTAATAGATTTATAGTTTAATAGTTTAATATAATTTTTTTTTTAATAATAAGTATTTCTATTATTTATTCTTCTTGTATTTCAGTTTCAATATTTTCTGTTGTTGCAACTTCATTAATAATAGGTTGATTAGGTATTGCTTCTTGTGAAAGTTCCTTAATCAATTGTTTATATAATTCTTCAGCCTTTTTAACATCATTTTGTAATGTTTCTATTTCTTTAAATAATGGTTCCATATCTTCAATTACTTTTTTATTTTGAGGAAGGTGGATTTTAATTTTTGATAAATTATCTTTTGATATACCTTTAATTGTTGAACCATTTGATTTATGTTGTATTATAGAGGATAAAGTTTTAATTAAATAAAATATAAATGATATATTATATTCTTTTTTATTTTTAATAATAAATATATGGTCGCTTGGATATATTTTACCTTCTACTAAAAAGCAATTACCCATAGTACCATTGCGCGCTACGAGAATATGTTTTCCGTCAAATAAATAATGGTCTGTATATCCAGTAATATCAGCGGTTCCATAATACGGATATAATGTTCCAGATTTATTATCTGGTGTTTTATTTTTTCCTGTTTTTATATATTCACAAATACTACCCAATTCTACCTCTTCACACTCTTCATTTTCAGTAATATTTTTTATATTCGATTGAATAAGTTTTTCTAATTCTTGAATTTTTTCTTGTTTAGTATTCTTTTCATCATATGGTTTAGAAATCTTTTCTACCCATTCGGCAATTTTAGCAGTAGTTTTTGGTATAGGGATTTGAATTTTTAATATATCAGTTAATGAAACATTTTCTTGATTTGACCCATTACCAATAGTTTGGTTTATATAATTCATAATAAATCCATTAAATATTGCTATAAAATAATAATTATTAATTTTTTTAAAATTTCTAAATAAACCACAACGTTGATTTAAATATAATTTATCATTATTATTATGTAAAGCAATAGAACATAATTTAGGTTTTTTACCTGTTAATGAAATAATTATATCATTTTTATTTATAATAAATTTTTTATATTTATCATTTTCATCAATATAATGATTATTATTAAATATTAGTTTTTCATTTTTAATATGAGTAATCGTAACTAATGGTATTCCTTCTTCTTTATATTCTGTTGTTTTGAAAGCATATCCATTTTGACTTTCACAAATCTCACCTAACTTAACTAATTCATATCCTTCACCGCAAATAATTTCTTTCTTATTATAATCTTTACCATTTAATGAAACAATAGGATTACTTAAAATGTCATCGCGTGTAGCACTACTAATTAATGTATCACTAATACCTTTAATATCATCTTTATTTTCAAGTAAATATATAAAACCATTAGTACCTTCAATAAATTTATCTTCAGTATATTTTTCAACAACTAAATCATAAAATTTAACTTCTGTCGTTTTAATATTTTCTAGATTATCAAATATAACAATTGATGTTTTAGTTGATGTATTTTCAAATTGGTCTTGTGGAATACTAATGATTTCACGAACATTAAAATTTTCAACTAAACATTTACGTAATGCTTTATACGACTTATTAAAAAATACACCTTCTTTTAAAACACCAACTGCTGTTCCTCCTAATTCTACAATATCCATAATAAGCATTAATGATACACTTTCTTTATCATTACCTTTAAGAGAATATTTTTTAGCAAACTTCCTAATTCTTTGACTAGACATATCAACTGATACTTTCGTTTTTTCAGTTTCTTTCTTTTCAGCTTTTTCAGTTTTTTCAAGTTCTTTTAATTGAATACTTAATTTAGCCTTTTTATCTTCATCTGTTATAGAAACTAATATTTGTTTAATATATTTTTTAATTTTATTACGTTTGATTTGAGCATCAGTTTCTTTATTTTTATCACCCCCATAAGGAGGATTAGTAATAGGATATTTAAATTTTTTATTAAGAAATTCATCTACAAATGAATTAGCATAACATAAATTATTTTTCATATCAGGAAGCATTCCAGTAAGACAAAAGAATTCTAAACCTGCTGATTTAATAACATCTTCATTCATATCAAAATGAAATATCTTTTTAAGTTCAGTTTCCCAATTAATATGTTTTTCAATTGGAATAGATGAATTATTATAATTATCATTAATATAATTAATATATCCAGTTGTAAAACCTCCAGAACCACCAAACATATCTATCATAGTTCCAATAGTTCCATCTTCATTAATAATAGGTTGTAATTTATTATATATATAATCAACAATATGTCTATCTGTAAAATATGCTCCTAATTCACTAATTGCACTTTCATCACGTCCAATAAAATATTCATAAATTTTACCAGATAATAATATATTACATTCTTCTTCAATTTTAGTAATATTATCAATTTCTTTAATAATATGAGCAAATACATTTCCTTTTATTTTTTTAGGTATTTCATACATTAATAAATCGTTAATTTTACTGTCATTAATAGCATCTAAAACTTTGCCTAAAATATGTTCTACTAATTTTTGTTCTGATTCTGCTGTATTTTTATTTGCTAATTCTAATAAATATGAAAATTTACCATCAGGAACTTTTAAATTTGCTTTTTCAAATAAATTTTTTTCTTCAATTTTTTTTAATCCATATAAAATATTAAACACTTTAAGAGCATTCATACCATAACCCGCACCATTATTTCTTAAATAATTATGCAATTCATGAATCTTATCTTTTAAAGCTTCTTTATTAGTAATAGTATCAGTTGTATTTTGAGCAGACATTTCTTCGGCTGTTAATTCAAATGTGTTTATATTAGTTTCATTTTCTGTAGTTTTTAAAATCAATTTTTTATTTTCAGTTTTACTATCTTTATACTCATAAACTGTATTTACTAAAGCATCAATAATAATTTCAATATCACTTGAATTATATTTTGATAAAAGTTCATTTTCACTAAGCTTTGAAAGTCTTAATTGAAATAATTCTGTTTTATCTTTGTGCTTCTCAGTTTCTAAATGCGACTTATGATGCGATAATTGGTCTGCTTTAGACTTACAAATTCTACAACTATATGTTTTTTGTTTTAACATTTTGTTTGTTAAAATGTAATAATATTATAAATTTAAAATAAATATAACTTTTAAAATGTTAAAATATTATTACTTATTATTATGTAATATATTTATTTTTTTAAATTAAAATTAATTATAAATTAATTATTAAAAATTAAAAAAAATAAGAATGTATCTGGATACATTATATAATTAATTAAATTTAATAATAATTAAATTTTATTATAATATAAATATAAATACTACTACTAATTACTATTAGTAGTTGTTTCATTTTCATTTTCATTTTTATTTTTATCATTATTCATACTAAGAAATCCACCTGAACCACCAAATGGATCACATAAT